GGTCATTAATTCAAATGTTCTTGCTGTTTTCAATGCCCATTCATCTGGTACTGCTAGTTGTCCGCCTACTGCTCCTGCAACAACCAGTTTCAATCCGTTTACAGTTAGGGCTCTGTCAAACACTGTACCATTGTTCTCGGCAATTAATGCACCGTTGTTGTATTCTGAGTCTAACGGACTTCCTTCTCCATTAATATTAAGTCCGTCATTGTCTAAGAATATAGTTGTTTGAACACCATCACCTGTAATACTTTGACATATTGCATTTGGATTAGTAACAGGATTACCTGTACCAAAGTTTGGATCATCAATTCTTACATCATTTAAGTATATGTTATACTGTACGCCATTTTCAAGTGGTTTAGTTAATTGTATACTAATTGTGCTGCCATCTAGTAAAAATACTTCATCTTCATAAGTTGTGTCATAGGTATCGTATTCACTGGTAAACCAAGGGCCAGTATCCCAACCGTTTGGACCTCCAAAATCAAAACTCTTTACTTCTACACCGCCGTAATCTACTCCGTCCATAAGCTGCCCAAGATCCTTTGCAAACTGTCCAGTTTCTGGATTATAAGCAAGGTTGATTCTATCTGCGGCTGTTAATAGGTTAATGTCTTTTTTATAGTTTACAACTATACTAATTCCGTTTGTAGCAGGTTCTGTTAACTCAATTCTTCCTTTGTATCTTGTATAACCCTTAGTTGTATCTTTTTGGTTGCTAAATTTGTATTCACTTCTAAGTAATAGAATGTTATTGACAAGAACTTCAACATTTATATTTTTAAGATCCATAGGCCATTTCAAATCAAATATATATTTTGAACCTGTTCCTATAAATGTTTCAGTTTCATTTAAAGTTGTAATAAAGTCTACACCAGATACTCTATCATATTTGATTTTGTTTGTAATACTTCTTGGTAAACTTTCACCAATAATAACACTTGCTTTTGCTGCTCTGCCACCTTCATTTATAGATCCAACTATTTCAAGAGTTGGTGCTGACAAATATCCAGCTCCTTGGCTGGTAACTTCTATTTTACTGATTCGTCCATTGGCTCCTAGTTTTGCTAGAGCACTGGCGCCGGTGCCGCCTCCTCCAGATAATCTTATGGTCGGTGCTACCTGATAACCTTGACCTCCGTCAGCAATTTCAATACTAGTTACTTTAAATCCAACATTATCTGTCCAATTTTTATAAGGATATGAGTTTAACTTGTCGTTTATACCTATAAGGTTGTTATCTATCAGTTTTACATTTTGTGGTTCAATCTGATTAGTATCGTTGTTAAAGCTAGGTTGTAGATCAAAATCAGTAATTCTACTGTTTGTATCTTCAGTTTTTTCATAAGCACTAACATATTCACGAAGTTTTGTTTTAAAAGGTTTTACTTCTTCAAGATACTTTTCATAACTAGGAAGACTGTCGTTATTAAACGTAATGTCTTCTCTTAGTTCTCCAACATTATGTCTGGCTTTTACAAAACTGGTTTTGAATGCCCAATCAACGTAATTTTGCTCAGAAAATACATAGCGTAAACTTGCAAAAAATAATCTATTGTATTCTATGCTCAACTCTTCTGTGTATAAATCTTCTTTAATACTTGTGAGTATATTTCTAATTTCTGTGCTAGGTACACTGTCATAGAACTGGCTATCAAAACTGACAATATCAAAACCAACAGCACTTGCTCTAGTGTCGTATAGTGTTGATTTAAATTGAACAGTACCGTTCTGTCTACCGATGGTTTCATAATTTACTGTATAATCAACATCATCTTGAACGTCAATTTTTCTTAGTAATAACCAACCACCTGAACCAATGTTGTTTATTTTTATTATATCACCTAGTGTATCTTCTAGTCCTTGTAGTTCATATGCATTGTCAATTATAAAATTAGTTTCTGTAAATTGATTAAAGCCGTTAGCATACCAATCTATATAATCCCAATACAGACTAGTATCAAATGCTTGGCTGGCTATTCTTTGCCATATTCTTCTTTCACTGTCTCTTTCGTATAATGCCCATTTTCCTTGAATTGTTTCATCATTTTCTACAAGCACTGTGTATTTTCTAATTGTTATTGTATCAGTATCACTGTAGTTAGAACCACCTTTTAATATATTGACATTTGTTATAACTCCAAGATTATTAATTGTAAATTCTAATTCGGCTCCTGATCCTGTACCAGTAATTTTATAAGTAGGTGCTTGCAAATATCCTCTACCTGGATTAAGAACATTAACTTTTGTAATAACGCCGTCTGTAATTTGAAGTGTCATTGTTGCTTGCTGAGCTTTTGCTACACCAATGAATTCTAAATCTGCTACCGTGTTGGCAGTTGTATCATAACGGCGTGATGCCAAAGATGGTTCAGGATCTCTTGTTAAAAGTCTTGTAAAATCTTTATTGTCAACAATTAAGTTTGTTTTAAGTACGCCATTAACTCTTTCAATAAGTTGTTTTAATGCCTCTGACTTGTTTTCAAACCAACTCTGTCTTGGGCTATTCAATATACCATATTTTACTTTCGGAGAAAGATTAGGTGCAGGTACTTGTCTGCCTTGTTCATCATAACCAATTAAACTATCAAACCATTTACGTTCAATATCTCTGTTTGGTCTACTTGTTTCTAATCCTTCGGTTATGATTTGATATTGGTTATGTATATTGATGTTTTGATTATCAATAGTCCAATACTGTATACCAATTGCAACATCTTTTCCTTCTAATAAGTTATCACAATTATAAACAGCAAAACTATTGTCTGAGATTAAAGTCGCATATCTATAACCTTGTCCTTTAGGATCTTCTATTAATTCTGCTACGGCCTGAGAAGACAAAGTTCTAAATTCTTTGTCAGGCAATGTTCTTTTATTTTGAACCCAGAAATAATATTTTGTTTGTAATGACTGTGAAATGTCATCATATACTTGTCTAGTTGAATAAATGGCATCACCGTAAACACTTGTTCCATCTATACCCGCAGCATTACTTTCATCTTGGTCAACACTAGCGTCCCAAACACTTGGTAAAACTGTTGATTCTACCCATTCATAAATATCTATACTGCTTCCTTGTGCTAATGTATTCCAGTTATTGGCACTGTAAATAACATTTGACTGATATGGGTTTAAAAACTTAGCATTTGTTAGGTTCCACCATAACTGTCCTACTTGATCTGGTCCCCAACTGTTAACAGGATTTACAACTACAGAATCTGAGTTTCCTACACTGTAAACAGCAGGATCATAGTAGGTTTTATATCTTAAATTTTCTTCTGCCGCACCTGCAACTTTACCTTGTATAGGATCAATATAATCTAGATAGGTTAATAGGTTATTTGTTTTTGTATTATATAAAATAACTCGTTTAATTTTTTGTACATTAACAGGATCTTTTGGTAAACTCAAATATTCATAAACATTTTTATTGTCAGGTAATCTAAAATCAACAACAGTTCCTACATAAAGGGTGTTGCTGGATACTTTAGGCAAACCTACATATGCATGGTTATTTTTCAAATGTATATTTCTACCAAAACTATACAAAGGATTATCTTCGCCTTGCGGTTGATATTTTAGACTTTGTGCATAAATTAATTTTCCGTTAATATTTTCGTAAATATATGCACTTCCTTGATCTTCAAATTCTTGAGAAAAATTAGTAAATCCTTGATCAAATGTTGTAGCACTATCATTTAATTTACTGGTTTTATCTAGAACACGGCCTTCAAGTATGTCGCTGTGTACATCAAAAGTTACAAACTCTTTGTTGTCGCCATTTTTTGCATTTACTAGTAATCTGTTACCATCAAAGTCTATAGTATTACCAAAAAATTCAAATGTATTATTTAATGGACTGTTTAGTGTTTGTGAATATTCAAATGCTCCGTTGACCTGTCTATAGATATAAATCTTTCCTTGATTATTTTTCGTTGTATCGTCTAATGGTGCTGATACTGCAAGCAGTTTGCCGTCATTGCTTATTGCTATTTGATCTCCGTATGCTTCTGTAACTGAAGGAGAAGATATTTGTTGCGACCAAACGTACTGTCCTTGTACATTTCTATATACTACTGCTAGATTAGGTTTGTCACTGTATTTTGCTGCAACAACTAATACTTCTCCATTTTTAGATATGTCATACTGACTTCCAAACTCAACAAGATTACTTTGATCTAGTACAGTGCTATCACCTGCTTGTAATTGAGTTGGATCATATGGGTTTTCTACAGTATAAGAACTATCTGTTACTACAGTTAAACCAGTATCATTAGGCACATAGCCAACATAATCAATTAAATCGTCTGTGCTATCCCATTCTAAATTATTAAAAGGTCCTGGATTGATATTTGTTGCAGCATTATAAAGTCTATTACCTAAATAAACTATATCTCCAACAAAATATCTTTGTGTATCGTCAAACTCACCTTTGAAATTTTTGTTTTTAGCATATTCCCAATTATAGGTTATGTTGTTTTCTGTACCATTTTTAATAAAGTATATTTTGCCAGGATCTGATAGATTCTGTTGACCGGGTGCATTTATAAATCCTCTATAGAGATTGTTTGCATTTTTTGTAACAGCAACTTTTGTTCCAAAATATTGATTATCACTTCTATCTGGACTTATATAACTGTTGATTAGCTCAAACCTTCCACCGGTATTTTTTTGATAAACGTAGTAAATACCTTCATTATTAAAGCTAGAACTTGACCCGCTTGTAGATGTAGGAATAATATAAACTTCGGTCCAGTCTAGGTTATTAGCGTTTGGTGTATTGGCGTCTCTGGCTATACCTAAAACTGTGCCTTCTTTGTACAACCAATATTCAAAATTGTTGTTTGATTCAAAATATGAAAATGTACTAGTTGCAGGATTTATTACAGGTGTTCCGCCTAATTGGCTTGCAGTTCTAAAATCGCCTGAAACTAAAGGTATGTTGCTTGTTGTTTCAAATACAAACATTTTACCTATTCCTGCTGACGGTAATCCTAAACTAACACGCTGTATCTGTCCTATTACACGAGGAACAGTATAAATGCCCGGTCTGCCATAAACATCAGGATTTGGTCCGCTAGGGAAAGGTAAGAATTCAATCTCTGCGTTATCAGCAAATTGGTTACCATTGCTCCAGTTTCCTGTAACATTTTTAACCCATATTGTAACATCATTTAAACTTCTTTGATAGTAAACAACTTCTGCTGTTGCAAGTGTAGATACATCTCTTACAGTTTGACCCACTAACGGTTCAAATGGTTCTCCGTTTAAGAATTTTGTGTTTCTATAACTAATATATCCGTCCCAAACGTCTACTATAGTTTGTGTTTTATTTGTTTGTTCAAAGGTTAAACCTATATTGTTTGGATCATCTAAAAAGCCAACTACAGGCACGTTTGTAGGTCTTACTCCTAAAGCCCCTGATGTACTTCCGGACAATAAGTCGGCTGTATTGAAGTTTCCAATTACTGTGTCAACTTTTACTGTTAAGCTATTTGTAACTGTTTCTAAAACTCTTACAGATGCTCCAGTGTTAGCTTGCACTAAAACTTCATTTTTCACAAGGTCTATAGGATTTGTAAACGATATAGTTGTAGTTGTATCTGGAAGATTGTTAATATATAAATTCACTTCACTGCCGATTGTTACAGCAGGGTCAGAACTTAAATCTGCCGGAACTCTAACTACAAATTTACGCGAAAGTATAGGATCTGTATTTCCAAAAGGTCCTGGCGAACCTTGGAACGACAGAGTTTGTATAAAATTGTTTAAAACATTTTCACTACTTTGCACATTTGTTTGGTAATCTAAACTTTGATAATAATAGTTTCCACTGCTTGTACTATCACCACCGCTTATCTCCGAAATAATATCTGTGTAAACTAATCCTAAAGCAGGATCACTATTAGTTTCTCCTACTTGATAGTTTTCTCCTGTTCTTATAAACCAGTAACCGCCATATTTTTGTGAAGTGTCTGTATCTTCACCAGGACCGACTCTTTCATATTCACCAACAAAATCATTACCATCAATAAACAAACTGTTTTCTCTAGGAAATTCACCGTTTACATCATTAACATAAATTGTTACTTGTGCATCTTCGTTGTGTGTGTAAACAACATTACCGGTAGCTCCTGCTGTAGTAACTGTGTCTCCAATTTGCGGAATATTATTAGATGCATCAACAAAAAGTATGGCATCTACTTTATAAAAAATAGTGTGTGCAGATTCTATAAACTGTTTATCAATATGGGGTACTGTTCCAGCAAAAGGAGCCAAACTTGTTAAATTAATTTGTGTTTGATTTGCATTAGCAAGACTGTTCCATCTTAAAAATAATTTATCATCTACTCCAGATCCTCCATACATGTCTTTTGGTGCTTTTACCAAAAAGTGATCTGTGGTAATATTCTTAAATGGATAATCGCCAGTTAATAACACAGGTATCTTTTCACTGTCCTGTCCTATTAAATTTAAATCATAGTTTATTTGAGCTACGCTGTCAAAACTTGAAAATTCAATATTAGTTACAGCACCTAAAATATCTATATCTGCTTGCCAAAGACTATTGTTAAGCCTAACTATATCTCCTGCGTCATAGTTTGTAGAACCGTCAAAAGTTTCTTTAAAATCTGTTCGCACATTACTAGCTTCTGGTGCACCTACTAACAAATACTTTCCGTCTTCACTAAGTGATACACTGTATCCAAATTTTTGTTCAGCGGCAGATATATTTGCTGTTGGCTCAAGAACCTGTTGTAATTGATAGTTTAAACTATTGCTTGATCTATTATAAACAAAAACTTTTCCATGTTCATTACTAGGTGCTCCGACTGCCATAATAACATTTCTATCATCTGCAGCTATTGATGCACCATAGTTGTGTCCTGCTCCTGTTTCCGTATTGCTGATTTCTTGCAATGGATCAAAACTGTTTTTATTTTCTAATACTGCCCACTTTCCGTTACCTGCGTCGTCAATCCATATTTTTTCATTTTTAGAAATTTCTTGCTCTGCTAAAATATTAGCAGAAGTAATATCTTCTTGTCTTACACTAATTAATTTTGTAATAAGTCCTGAACATTTTTCTATTTCATTGACGCTGTCTGTGCTTTCAAACACAATGTTATTAAGCGAAACACTTTTAACTTTGAAAAATCCCTCTAGAGGATCTGTTGTTTGTGATAATAATAGTGTGCTATCATCGGGTCCTGCCGGATTAAACGATGTTACTGTAACATCTGTTATACCTAGTATATCACCTGTGTTTATATCCAACGGAGTTTTATCTACTTTAACTGTAAATTCATTACTACCCGGTGTTATAGATTCAATAGTGTAATCGCTTATAGTGTGTTGTAATACTGTCCAGGTTTTATTGTAATTTTGTACCCAAACATATCCTTGATTTTTTATATCAACAAAATTTAAATTAAGTATATCGTCGTAGACTCCTACTGTTACGTCTACATTTTCAGGATTAACAAACCCAGCATCTTTTGTATAACCTTTACTAATATATGTTGTAGGGAAAGGACTATGATCGTAATTATTAGATTTAAGATATGTTTCATATTCTTTAATTCTATAAACTAAATCTGTTTCTTGTTGCCCTTCATTAGTAAGCAAAACTGGTTGGGGGTCTAATCTAAATTTATTTTCATCTAGAGTATACTCAACTTCTTCGAAGCCTTCGCTTGCTCCGTACTGTCCATCTTTTACTGCCCATTCTTCATAGAAACTAAGACTGTCTTGATTTGCACTTGCTAGAGCATCAAACAATTTGTTTAGTGCATTTTTTGTACCTTTGTCTAGTATAAATCCTTGATAAAACTTATACTGACTTACATCATCATTGATAATATTTTCTAGGTACTGACGCTTTTGATAACCTATTAAATGCTGTGCTAACCTTTGTTGTTCGGTATCAAAATTATCACTATCTAAATCATAAAAATCTGCAAACTGATTTATTTTGTAATCAAAATTTGTAAGCAGTCCCGGTATAGGTTCTTTAGCAAGTCTATTCCAGTCATCTGAGTCAAAAAATTCTTTGCCACTTACCTTCTTATCAGCACTATAGAAAAATTCTTTATACTTAACTAAATCACCGATACTATAATCTTTCCAGGCTTCCCATTCTGTAGGTCTAGCATTATCATATATGAATCCAGGAATATTTAAACTACCATTCCAATTATCAGTTCTGTAACCTAATACCTTAATTCTTTCTTGTCTATAACCAGGTGCAGCATCATAAATTATATCATCAAATACAGTTTTATTATCTAATAACACAACATGTTCTTTTTGAACTAATGGTAATCTAATATTGTATATTCCGTCAGCAGTGTTTACTACCCTAACAGTACATTTGTTGTCTACGCCTTTTTCTATTCGTAAAAATTCAGGTTCTAATTTTTTACCATCTGCTTTTAACACACTGTATCCATAAAAATTATGGAATATATCATCTACTACACTAAATTCTGTGTTTAGAATTATTTTATTTGCGCCAGGAGAAAGAGTTAGTAATGCTCCTGCACCCCAATTTTGTGTGGTCCAGAACATAAACTGTTTTGCAGTTGTGTTCCAATCATTAACTACGTTTGAATTTTCTATTCTATCTTCAAAAACAAATCCTTGTAGTACAAGATATTGGCCGTAGCCTAAAAGGAAATCAACTACTTCTTGAATTGTAGAAAAAACGCTACCGTAATTTAAAACTGTTTTCTTGTTTTCATAAATTTTCGAAAATGTTGCACGTCTACCACCAACTGTGGGTAGTGCAGGTAGTCTTACAAATTTGTCAGTATCTAATGTAGTTTCAGAAGTATGCGTTTCTTTTGCACGATAATAAGAACCGTTATCTAAAACAATTTGTCCTGTTGCATATGTTTTTCTTTCTGCAAAATTAACAAACGGTTGTGATACACCTCCTATGTCAATTACAGGATCATTTTTTTGTTTTACTGGCTTATAATATGTAAAACTAGGATTAGTATCGTCATAACCAGATATAGAATAACCATTAATTAATTTTTCAATAATTACACCACTATAGTTTATTGTTTCTATAGGACTACTAGTATTCAAAATTAATTGATAGTTTTCTGTTGGAATAAAAACATTTCCTTCATTGGTAGGAGTTCTACTATCTAGTATAAGTCTAAATTTATCTTTATCAGAATACCCTGCAATCTTAGCACCTATTTGATTAGTAATAGATTTTAAATTTGATTTATATTGTGTGTAAGAACTTGTGGTATTGCTGGTCATATAGTTTGCAACATAATTTACCAATCCACTTGTAAATACCTGTTCTGTATCTTCAATAGTGTTTGGAAAAATTAAGTTGCTTAATTTTGTTTGTATACCAGTATCACCGTATACAATTTGATTTGCTAGATTTCGCTTTTGTCTTTGCCGATCAAATCCTGTAGAAAAAATACTGTTTGGTTGGTTTAAAATCCAACTAATGAAAACACTAAAAGGATATTCGCTACTTCTTCTCCAAGCAGATTCTATAGGTCCTCCATCTCCATATTTCCAATTAGAAGAAATGTCTCCTGGATTAAAACTTACTGCAACTCCACTAGCATTAGGATCTAACAATTCACCTTCATCATTTACAGGCAAAATGCTATACAAGTTAGGACGAACATATTTAGGATGAACAACAATTGGCTTGTTAGGTTCTCTTACTATTCCATCTCGCATATCGTTCCATAGTAGTTTATTATTCCTTGTGTAAGGTGCTGGTCCGTACTGTGTTTCCCACCAAGTAGGTTTAACACTAAATCCTAACATTTCCCAAGGATTGGTATGAGGGCGATCAGTATCATATGCACGTAGATATGCCTGTCTCCAATATCCTGGAAGTGTTCCTCCTGCATAAGAAGTAGCATTAGAATAATTCCAAGTAAACGGATTATTCCTATTAAATGTACTGTTTGTTACATAATTACCGTCAACTAACTGATTCCATTGCAAAAAGTCCTTTGTCATTGGGTTATCTATTTGTTGTTTAGAAAACCCTGTATCCCGAGAATCACCGCTTAGAAAATCATGAATGTCTACAAGTGTTGGATCATACTTTATTTTGATATTATTGTAAATTCTTTTTTCTAATTCTAATAATAGATTATCTCTAAAATCATCAAATGCTACAAACTTACTTCCGTCATGCCCTTCTATAACTTTTATATTATTAGATGTAGTGCTGTCATTGTAAATTCTCGGAATATATGCAGGATACATTCCTAATTTAGTTGGAGTAGGTGGCATAAAACTACCATTAGTACTATCGTATTCGTATATTTCAATTACATCACCTATACTCTTTGTTGACGTAACTACAGCAAACCCTTCACTATTGAAAGTATAATCTATACCATGAACAAGTTGTATACCGTTTTGGTAAACTTGAACTGCTTTTCTGCTTAATTCATCTAAGGAAAAAATCTGAGATAAAGCAAAAAATTGTTCGTCTATATCTTCAATTTCAAATGCTGTTGTTGTGAAGCCACCTTGTGGCACCATGTCACTAAAGTAAAACGGCATAGCAGAAGTTTTATCTTTATTCATTTCTTTGAGGATAAGATCTACGTGTTGTTTTGTAGGTCCTTCGTATCCAAGTGTATTTGCAACTTCTAAAAATTGTCTTTTAAATTTTCCGTATTCCCTTTTCGCAAAGCGTAATGCTTTTACGACATTACTTTCGTCTGAAATTAGATGATATAAAGATAAATTTATTGGACCACTATGTTTTAGAAATTTTCTTCCATAGATATTAAGTTGTCCTAGATCTCTTAAATTACTTGGTCCTGGAAAAATTCCTGAAAAATTATTAATTTCTTCTACTATAGAAGCTACATGATCATTAACTTCTCCTAGAGTAAATTCATTAAGATTTTCGTTTAGAGGATTTTTTTCTAAATTTGTTGGAATTTCATAATATCCATTTTCATTTTTTGGATATTTAGATCTTGTTTTAATTAAAATTACGTCATCTAAATTTAGATCTTGTATAATACTTATATAAGATCTATTGTTTGCATCTTGATTTACTGTAAAATCTATATTTTGATTTAATAATTTATTGTTAAGATAAACCCTTATCCATAAGTCATTTATAAAATCATTATTATCATACACATCTATGTAAAAATTACTAGTAGTATTATCAAAAATATACTGTCTTAATACATTTTGAGTACTTAAATCTGCAGACTTTGTCCAGCCGTTAATATAAGAAAAAGTAGTTCTATCTGTGTATTTTCTTAAATATCCTGTGTCAGTTGTTTTTGTAAATAAATCTGTTCCAATTTGATATGTAAAAGAATCTTGTAATAAATTAAATTCATAAACAATATCACCAACATTTTCTATACTACGATAGGTTAAGGGAAAACCTAATTCACTGTCAGTAGCTCTAGTTCCTACTTTGTATGAAAAAATATTATTTCCAGAAAAAGTTGTAGAATTATACACAGTTGTATCGGCAAAACTTTTTCCAGTATCATCGTATAATTCAAATAAAGGTTGTTGATTGACTTTTGTTTTTCTTTGTCCTTGTTTCCATTGTGTTCCATTATAGAAGAAAAATTCACCACTGTATTGTGTACCAAATTTTACAAGCACAGTTTCATTTTCTAAGGGAGCGGAGTCTGTATCTTCTACAAGCGATATTTGTGTTTTATTTTTAAAATTTATAAATCTTACTGTATAAATTTTTCCTGACACAAGTAAATCTTCATCCGCTGTGAATAAAACACGCATACCATTAGTAAGATTAACTCCGTCAATGTTATATCCTTGAGAACCTTCTATAGTCGTAAATATATCTTTAGTAAATGTGTCAACTAAATCTACATCTGCTTTTGTTCTAGTTCCAAAATTATATAATTTTATATTTGGGTCAAATTCAATAATAGGTCTCTTAGCTCTTGAAGATTCGTCAATTGAAATATTTGTACCTAATATTCTCGACGTTTCTTCGATAACATCTTTATGAAACCACCTATTGTATCTGCTCCATAGATTTCCGTCATTGCTTGCTCTATTAATTACAATATAATCTTTGTTTACTGGATATCCTAATGCTTCACTGAAAGGAAAGAAATCAAATTCTTGATTATCAAACGGTACAACAATGTCATCTGTAAACAATCCACTTACAGTTAAATCATCTTGGCTTACTAGTCGTATTTTGTCGCCAACACCTTCAACATACCATTGTCCTGATGCATATTTTGCAGGAGTTATTTCGCCTGCAAATTCTAATTTCATACCATTTGAAAACGTCCACCCGTCAGCAGTTGTATAACTTTTTTTACCTATAATGTCTTTTTCTACGTCTAAGAATGTATTTTCGTCAATATCAAATATTCTTATAAATCCACTTACATTTGGATCATTTTTTGAAATGTAATATAACTTATCCGGTGCCGTATCAGGAATAGTAAACTCAATTATTCCCTTTTCAATAAAAACATTAGATATTGTGTTACCGTCTGCATCTGTTTTTGTTATTCCAGTTTCATATATCAGTGACGAATTTACAGCATCGCCAAACTGTAGACTTGCTAGAGCTTCTTCTTGGCTCACAGGATCTTTGATAAATCCGCCTGCATCGTACAAAGTACCGTCTTGGTCATAGAAAAATAGATCAAATAACCCATCGCTTCTTATACCATCTGATGTTTCTACTATTACTGCTTCGCCCGGAGTAAAACTTTTTTTAGTTGCAAACGCAATAGGATAACTAGGCGTATTAATTTCAAATCTATAAGTTTGTCCTCTGTATAGTTTTAGTGTCGGATTATTGGTTTGCCCATCTGGATTAAAAATGTAAGTTAAATTATCTACATTGTCATTTAATTCAACTGTGTAAGTACTAGTAACTCCTTTTGCTTGACCAGTTACTGTAAGTAATTCGGGTCCTGCTGGCAACCAATAATATTCTCTATAGTTTGTAAACTTATCCCAATCTATGTTAGGATTCCAAGTGTAAAATTCTTGTGCGTTTAAATTACTATGATTATCTGTGTTTCCGCCTAAAAACTTTATAGTGTTTATGTAATCATTATAATCTTTGTAAAAGTCTATGTTATTGAGATTGTCTTTAATTACAGCCGCAGGTTCTAACTGATAGTCTTCTCTGCTTTTTGAAACAGCACCAACATAATTATCACTAGGTAAGAATGCTTTTGTAGCCTTTCTACCAATGTAACCATTTAATTTTTCAGCAACGCCTGGCTGTATTAATTGGTCAAGTGTGCTTGATAAAAACTTACTATTGAAAGAAGTTCTAAAATATCTTGGTAAGTGGTTTTCACTTTTTCTTCTTATACTATTGTTTCCGCCTGGAAGTGCTGGTTCCTTTTGGTCATTATCGTAAGCCATTAATAACTACTGCCTCCACTGCTACTGCTACTGCTTGAACTGCTTGAACTTGTTGATCCGTTGCTTGTGCTAGATGTAATACCTGCATTAACTGTTGTTCCAGATGTAATTACAGTGCCGCTAGCATTTAGCCTACTAGCTGTAACAGCATCGATAATTTCTAAATTATTAACAGTTGCACCACTTATAAAGATTTCATCTACTTCTGATTTTATTTCTTGTAGAGATCCAAAACTCTGTGTTTCTTGTTCCGGTACTATTACAAATGTTACAATATCCGGCGACAGTTGATTCATCACATATGTCGCTAGTTCAGTAAAATAAAACTTCTCTCCAAAGTCCCAATTTTCTAGTGCAAAAAATTGATTAATAGCACTTATGACTCTAGATTTAACGTCATTGTCATTTAAAACTAGATCAGGATTTTTAACAATTTTAAATTTTGCTTGCAAATCTAGGTCTGCCTTTGATCCAAATAATACTTTATACTTAACTGGATGAAAAACAATTTCATCACTTAATGATTTGATTAAACTTAGTTGAGGATAATAACTTAAGAATAAACTATCACTTGACGGCGGTAAAGGTTTGGTAGTTATTGTACCGTCTAGGAATTTTCTAAAACTAGTGTCGTAATTTCTTGTTAACAAATATGTGTCAATAATATTACTTGCGCTAGGATCAATACGTGAACTAGAATCTGCAGCATGTATGTACTGGAATTTAAGTTTATCTCTACCAATCTGCGCACGATAGTTTACATTTTGTTCTAGAGCACCTAAAGTTTCGTTGTAAGAATTAAAAATGTTTTCGTTTACAAAATAAAATATTTGTCCGTTATTGTAAGAACTTAATGCACCTACAGCATCTTTTGTTTGCAGAACAACAATATTTTCTATTGCATTATCAACATAATTGAAATCTTCAACACCATCAGTAGTTAATATTTTCTTTTGGAAGACGTATTTTTCTAAAGGATTTGTATCTTCGTCTACTATAACATCGAAAATATCAGGATCATCAACTACACCATCTTCATCATCATCAAAAAATGTTACTTCTACTTTTTTACTGTTTACATAACCTTCTGCGTCACGATATTCTTTAGTTATTTCCCAATCGTAATTAACAGTAAAACTGTCAACACTGTCTGGTTTGTTATTGTTATTTAGAACTGTGATTTTATCTTTTACTATTTTTCCTGTTTGGTTGTTATAGATTTTATCACTGCTGTCATAATAAAAACGTATTTCTTGATCGCTTTCAAAAACGTATCTAGATCCTCTATATTCTATAGTATAAGTTTCACCATCGTTTGTAAACAAAAGTAACCAACTCGCATCAAGTTGTGCATTTGTACTGTCGCCAGTTTTACCAGTATTAAATTCTCCTGTAGAATTTAAATTATTTTCAGTAATCACACGCCACTGTCCAAGATCTACATCAAATCTTAAACCAAATGTTTTATACGCAAAAATTTGATCTATAACTTGTGTTTTGATATCTGCTTCAAGTGCTTGAGGAAGAAAAGGCTTTATTTCTGTTAAAATTGCATCGCTAGGTATTATATCATTAAATGTTACAGGACCTATACCATCTGTAAGTTCTGTACCGTTGCCTAAAACATTAACAACTTTCACCCATTTATAAGTTCTAGAATTTAGATGATCTGCTGCTCCGCTCATTAGAGTTCCATCTGGCATAAAGTGCTTGCCTGTAGGAGCCTCAAATTTTAATAACGATCCTGGTTTTACTAATTTTAATACACTGGTGGTAAAGTTCCCTAACAGTTGTCTAATCTCATTCACGTTTTTAAAGTAACCAGTAGATAAATTTGTATCTGTACTAGTTTGCACCCAAGAAATATTTAGATCAGCAGTGTCTACTTTAGGAAATTTTACAAGATAATAATTTTTAACTGTTTTGCTTGATAATATTGGTTCAATAGTATTTGCAATTATTCCTTCTACGTCTGTTTGCGATATAAATGTAAAACTTTCTAAATTTCTTGTAAATTCTTTGTATATTACACCGTCGGTTCCAAATAAATTAGTTTTAGAATATTTTCCTGTTGCGTCTAGTAAATCAAAATATCTACTAATTCCGCTTGCAGTTCTGTTTACACTTTTTGTTTTGATAATCTCTTGGCTTATTCCAAGCGGCCCAATTTGATAATCTTCTGCTGTAACTAGTCTATTCTGTGTATAATAAGTTGCAGGAGCTCTTTGTCTGATATTAGCATTTGATTCTGATGTTGAAGCATTATCTACAGTGTCTTGCAAACTAAAGGTCATTGTTAAAGTTTCTTGTTTGCCGCTTCTAGTTAGATAATTTACATCAATGCTTATACCGCGCATGTCTTTAGGGTCTACTACAAGTCTACGATTTTTACTTGTTCTGTAGTATACTCTAAAACTTCCTTGTGGTAGATTTCCAAAAACACCGTCTGAAAATATAACACTGATTCTATCATCTATTCGTGTAAGTACACTATAGATGTTTCTAATGTTTTTATTGATACTGTTATAGATAACATTATTACCTTCAACTGCATCTAGTTTTGTCCATTGTTCAATTTCATTTCCAAAACTATCTAACTTGTACAACCAAACGTCTGAGTTGTTTACATTTGTTGCATCAATAGCAACTACTTGATTAGAGCTGGGATTAGTAATATTAAATGTACCTTGATCTAGTGTACCTTGTCTAAAGTGACAGAAAAATCCATTGTTAGAACTTGAAGGACCTCTACCATCATTTCTATACAAAAACGCAAAATTGTTTCCAGGGAATGGAGATTCTTCTGAAATGATACCTTTATTGATATCAGTACTTACTATTTCAAATCTAGTTGTAGATCCATCTACAGGCTTACTAAAACTGTATGCTGGAACGTCAGTATTGGTGCTGTTAAATCTATATTGTTCTGTAGGTATTCCGTTGACTGATTCTTGTTTTACCGGTCTACCAAATGTACCGTTAACAGGAAGTCCTGCATTTAATACTTTTATAAACTGTTCAAACCAATCAGGATTACTAGGATCATTCCAAAGTATTGTTTGATTTTCTAAATTAATATTGTTACTATCAAAAATAGTTTCTGTACTCTGTACACTTTCAATTTTTAGTAAACCGTTTGCAGCTTGATTACGCTTAGGATTATAGGAAAGCAGTCTTGCAAGTCGCAACACACTTTCTCTTCGTTCTGCAAGTTCGAGATAGTTTTCTCTAGCATTTAGATCCACCCTGAATGCTAAATTTTGTCCAAGATATGCAATAAGGTCAATTAAAGCAAGATATTCAGAACTTTCAATATAATCGTTAAAATCCTCAGGATAGTTTTCTCTCAAATACGAGATCATTGTCCTGCGTAAATTGTCAAAATCATAGCTCTGGAAATCTGCATTTCTATAGCTTTGATAAATGCGTTTCCAGTCTTCAGCTACTAATAATCTATTTTGTCTATCTGTTGATGACATGTACTTTTTCCTCTATACAATATTTAGCAGAATGAATAATATGCGTAGTTAATTATGTATTTAAAAAACCGTTGTTCTGGTCAAAAGTCAAACGCATTTGTTCTGATATATTATATGGTAGATATGTTAAATTAACTTCAACCTGCAAACCACTTTCATACTGGTCTACTATGATATTATTGACTTTTACCCTACGGTCATAATTAACAATATTAGAAACATTTTCTATTATGGCTTTTTTCATATCATCTGTAAATGGTTCAAATAATGCGTCCCATATTATTGTGCCAAATTCAGGATCGCTTAGTTTTTCCCCTTGACGTATATGAAAATGATTGATAATATCCTGTTTAATTAAAGCAAGATCGTACAAAACTTTAGTAGAATTACCTGGATTTACAGTGCTTATGCCACGATATGTTCTTGAACCGGGTATATCTGATTTTTGTTTTCTAGCAGAAGGTACTGTAATTTGCTTGTACAACTGTTTTTCTAAATTGCTCATAACGTATTTACCCTAACTTCCTTTCCTGAAAGTATCTGCAACTTTGACATATTTTGCTTCGAAATTATTTTTGTAATCATTACCGTTGCTGTCTTTTTCTATAAGTGTATTTTCAGGATTTTCATTGTCTGTTTTAGCCGGAACAAACTGTTTAGGATCAAGATTTTCATGTCCAAACCAAGG